CTGATCCTAATCTTCCTACATCTTGACCTTGTAATTTATATTGTAATCCACCTAGTCCAGAAATATCCTGTGCTAAATTTCTTTGTTGACCGAAAGCTTGATTAGCTGCCGTCTGTGCTTGACCAAATCCTTGTTGTAACATTTGTTGATGCATCAATGCTCGTTTTGCATCTTGGTTTGATTGATATTCTGATCTCATAACACCTTCTCTACCACCACCTAAGTTTCCAGACTTCGCTGCTTGTTGACCTATTCCAGTTAAACCAGCTTGGGTTTGTTTATCAAATTCTGTTAAAGTTTTATCAATAACTTGTTGCTGATAAGGAGACATGAACTGTTGGTAAGCTTGTGGTCCTGAGTACCCTGCAGCTTGTCCTAAATAATCTTGAGTGCCCATCATGTTTGATGGGGTTCCAGCGTATGCTCCTTGGCCCGTTAAATATGGTTGGTAAGCTCCAATACCTTGTTGGGCCATTGTATAAGCTTGTGTTTGATATGGATCTTGACCTGCAATTTGAGGCCCCATTCCTTTCATTTGTTGTTGAGAGAATGGAGTAGCAGTTAATGCACCAATATCTGTAGCGTATTGTTTACTGACATCCGTTAGAAACGGTGCCGGTAACATTTGTGATTGTTGTACAGCCATTACTTACTCTCCTTCAATTTTTTTGTAATCTGTCTTCTCCAAGACTTTGGATGTCTTGCTTGAGACATAGCTCTTTTTAATTCAGGGTTAGAAGATACATGTTTTTTATCCCAATCAGATACTATTTTACGTGCCTCTCTTCCTGCTCTTCCTTTTTCAATCTTAGTTTTCAAACGATGTTTTTTTAAATTCTTTGCCTGCTCCATTCTAAATTTATTAGCAGGACCTTTTAATACTTTGAAACCTTGTTTTAAAAGACCACCGATAGCTTTTTTAGCTCTTTTCTTTTTTTTATTTCGTTTATGTATTTTCCATTTACCGTAAGCATAACTACCAGGAACAGCCACAGCTCCTACTTTTCCTGCTTTTACTATATTTTTTGCTATCTTACCTGGTTTAATTTTTGGTGGTGGCCAACCTCCTGCAGCAGCATCTTCAGCAGCTTTTCTATCTACCCAATCAAACATGGATTCACCTTTCCAGTTATTTGCTTTAGATGGTTTAGGTTTCTTCTTGAATATTGCTTTTCCAACTCCTTTTAATAAACCACCTAAACCTTTTTTAACTCTGGTTCTTGTAAGTTTATTTCCTCTTAATGCTATATCACCCATTATACTACCTCGCTTAATCTTTCCGAAACTTCAAACATATCTTCCGCTCCTTGTTTTTGTGATACACCACCGGAATCAATATAATCTAATGCTTCACCATAAAGTTCTATTTGTATTATTTGAGACAAATCATAAAATTCTTTTCCATATCTCTCTTCTGCCCACTCTTCAGCTAGCATTTGTGCTTTCCATCCTCGTGCACCACCACCAGCATACTTTTGACCTTGTCCTTCTAACTCTTTCATCATGTTTTCCATGATCGATGCGCCTTTGTCGATGTCTCCATCACCTGCGCCTCTAACAGCATCAGCTGTCATTACAAATTCGTTCTTACTTAATCTTGCTGGTACATCATCTGCTTTTTCTTCTGCTCCCAGTTCTACAAAGCCACCAGTATTTCTATAATCTGTTTCCATACCACCAAGGTCCATGATCCCACCTTCACTAGGTGAACCACCTTCAGCCGCATAAAACTGACCAATGTTTCCTTTACGTTGAAGATCAGCCTGTCTCATGATACCTGTAATGCCACCAATCTCATCTTCTACACCACCAGTCATAACATCTTCTATTGCAAAGTCTGCTTTAGATCCTAAAGCGTATGGTTGTCTTCTAGGCTTGTCAGGCATAGGTCTCATAGGTGATTGCATAGGCATAGGATGCATAGGTCTTCTAGGCATAGGGTCTCTAGGTCTTAACTGTTCAACTATTTCTTCTTGTGTAATCTCTTCTCTTGGATCAGGTCTTCCTTCACCTCTTTTTTTTCTTATAAAATCTTTAATCTTTTCTATCCATATAGCTTCATCTATTCCGGGAATCCCCATTCCACGTCTGCCACCTTCCATAATTCCTTCTTTTATTTTTTCAATAATTTCTGAACCACCTCTTCCTACTTTTTCTACTCCTTCAGCCATACCTTCAATCATTTGTCCACCAGCGCTTCCCCCTTGAGCTTTAAGCTCAGTCGATATTCCTTGACTAGCAAGAAATTCAGCCATTGGTCTGCTTATTCCTTGATCCATTAATTGTTGTACTTGTGCTTCGTAATTACCGCCGCCACTATATCCAATTCTTCCGCCATAAGCGTTTCCAGTTCTATAAACTTCTTCGTCTTCTACAAGATCAGTTCCATATTCTTTATTATAATCTATAATGTCTTGAGTACTTTTTAAATTTTGACCTCTTCTAATCATTTTATCATAATCAAAATCAAAACTTCCAAGTTTACCCATGTCAGGTCCAACCTCTTCTTGTTGCTTTTGACCTCCAATACCTAGGAATGGTAATGCAGTTGCTGCACCAATACCGATCTTAGCTAAAGTTTTTGGGTTTGTTAAATGAGGCATAGCTTTGCTTAATAATGCTCCTATTCCTTTTTTGCCTGCTAAACCTGCTACTCTAGGACCGCCTGCTAAAAACTTACCAGCTCCTAATGGCGCTCCCCCACCCAATGCACCTAGTGCTGGGCCTGCAAGTAATGCAGCTAATCCCATTTTACCTATTGGACTTTTAATTAATTTCTTTGCACCGCCTATAAGTTTTTTTCCAACTTTTTTAATTGGTCTTGTAATTTTTTTAAAGAAACTTCCTATACCATACATTCTTCTTCCTGATTCAGTATCCATGATACCACCATAAGCTGCTGGTTCTCTCATCATAGTTTCTTGCATACTCATTTCTTCTTGAGGAGCTTGAACACCCATTTTACTAGCTTGATAAACTGATTGATACCATTCTTCAAAAGACATAACAGGTGAACCTAGTTCTTTTTGTTCAAATACATATTGCATGTATTCTTCTTTTAATTGAGCTAACATCTGCTCTTGTCTAGGGTCTTGAGGCCCTTCATTTCCTTCATATTTTATAGAAGGAACGCCTGTGTCTAGTGTATCTGTGATCTGTTCTTCTTCAAATAGTGCCATAATTTTGTCTCATTTTAGTTAAGGGCAGGTGAAAATTTCCTGAGTTTATACTTTAACTTGTTTTTCCAAACAAATCAAGTGCTGGCATAATCACTCTAACGTCTCTTCTGATGTCCGTTTCGGCGATTCCCTTAGCTTTCCATTCCTCTTCGGTCTTGTATATTTCCCCTGTTTTAAGGTTAGAAATAGTAGTTATTATTTTATCTGGTTTAATTTCTTCCATTATGTTGTTACCTCTTTTTTAATATTTAAATAGCTAATAGCTATATCTACCCCATGAGTCATGGTTCCAGCTGTACTATATTTTAAAACTGTTCCACCTTCTACTATCAAAGGTAAGCTGATTAATTCAACACTGGTGTTAGCGGTCAATTGTTGAGTATGGGTAATGAAAAAAGCATTATCAGTAATACTAATAGTAGGTGTGTTAGATCCTGATTTATTAGTTACTCTTATTGATTTAATTATATAAGTTTCACTTACTAGAGGAGATAATAAAGCCACATCTGAATCTACAGTTGTGGTACTTTTCCCATAAAATCTGTATTGATTTACAACAGCCATTATTCAACAAAGAAACTTTTAGCCTCTATCTCCTGTTTAATTTCTTCTTGAAATGTTGTATTTAATTTTTCTAATACAGCATCTAAATCTCTAACTAAAGATTGAGCTACGTCTTGTCTATAATCTTCACTGGCTCTGGTTATTGTTTGTACTATCTTTGCCATAAACTTGCTAGGCCTCCACGATTCATTCTTCCGCCTCGAGCTCGATGCATTCCTGTTCTGGAGCCATGTCCACCCCCACCCCTATAGGTGCCTCCCGGAGTCCAAGATCCTGTTGTTCCTGCTTTAGCTCCTGAATCGCCTGCAAATTTACTGCCACCACCGCCATCACCCTTACCACTTTGATCTGTTTTTGTTATGTAGTTTTTCTTACCACCTGTTGTAGTTTTCTTTTTAAGAGAGTCAAAATATTTTTTTTGCTCATCTTTTTTTTGTTGTAGAAAATCTCTATGATAAGCCAATTTTCTCTGGTACTCTGCTTGGTCTTCTGGATCATCACTAGTCCTTAACTGACTCCATTGTTCAGGTAAATTAGCAAGAGTTTTTTCTGTTCGAGCTATACTTTTATCATACATTTTAGCTAAGTCATTTGATCCAAACATAGATTGTAAATTTTTACCAGCTAAAGCACCGCCTGTAATTTTATTTAATCCACTTGGATCCATTACTCCATATTGACCTGTGCCTTTTAAAAAATCTATTTGACCTTGAAGGGCTGGATTATAATTAAATGCATTAGGGTTTGTTGCGTCAAAGCCTGCCATTATTCTTCCCACCATAGTGTTATTTATTATGTTTTTTAAAAAATTTTGTGATTGATCATACCCTTCTGTCATTTTATTTTTAAGTCCTCTTATACCTTTACCGGCTTTATTAAAAATTTGGTTATACCAAGCTGGTTGTCGTTGAGTAAACGTTTGACCATGTACTCTATTTTGATCAGCAATAGTTCTTGGCTTTTGATAAGGCATTCCTGTCATAGGATTGACACCATATGGTGCGGCTAAGGCTCCTGACATGTCATTTGGATTAATCATTCGATCCATTGGAAGATTATATTGGTCACCTAGCATTTCAGTAGACGTAGATCCCCACCAATTGCCTTCCAGGTTTGTAGGATATGCATGTCCCAATAAACTTCGTTCTTCTGAAACAATTCTAGAATCGTTAAGTGGATTTCCTAAATCATTAGGAGGAGGAAAAGGTGCAACTCCCATACCTTGTTGGTATCCTACTCTAGCAATACCACCACTTGCATAATCTCTTTCCCATCTCTGTGCGATCTCGGGTAAGTTAGCATGCATATAGCGTCTTTGCTTTTCTGATTTAAACGGCATTATCTTCTTCCTCCAGCGTGTACATCTAATCTAAATGTACCTAGTTTCCAATTTTGTCCTAAGGTTGTATCACCGCTAGTATTATTAGCAATAGTGACTGCAACCGATCTTGCTCGTGCTCTACAAGATTTATAGTTAGTACTGCTTGTAACAGTAAAAGGGCCTAATGTCGAGCTTACAGCTGATTGATTAGGAAAATTTCTAAGGTCTAATTGAATAACAGTGTTACCTGCTTGAGATATAAAGTCAGGTAAGAACCTGCTAATCCTCATAATAAATTCTCCATCCCCTCTAAAAGTAATACCCCTTTGTTGGTCTTGAGTAATATCAAAATCTCCTGAAGTAATATTAGCGGGTACAGCATATTCAGTTCCACCTAATACATAGTTGACCCCTATTTCATGTTCATAATAAACTGTACTTCCTTCAGTATTTCCTTCAACATCAAAAGATGCATCGTCTCCTGCATTATACGAAGTTCCATGAGGAAGACCAAATACTGCAGAATCAACCCAAGTAGTTCTTCTAAAAAGAGTACTTGCATTTGTAAACCATATAGGTCTTTCACTTGTTGAATCTAAGTAACTATAATAAACTGATCTATCTACAACATTAGAGTTTTCAGTTGGGTAGAACCATATAATTTCTCCAAACAAGTTATTAAGACCACAATATATTAATTGATTTGAAGTTTTATTGAGGTTATCATAAACATAATCCTCCACTAAACAGTCCATTGATTCTAGTTTACCAGTAAATCTAAAGAAACCATTCTCAGACATCCAGTAAGCTGCTCCATCCACCTCTACGGCTGCGTTCATTCCTATTAATCCACAGTTTGTTCCTACCTGTTCGTAGGCGAAAGTAAATGGAGTCCCTACAAAACGCATGGTGAATAATGAGGTATCCGTCCATACATAAATTGCATTTCTTCCTAGTTTAGCTCCCATGATCCGTGATCCGGCAGCCAGTCTTTGTGTGCCAGCGCTATTGATTGCTGTTGGTGTCCAAGTATTTATATCCTCTTGAGAAGAGAATCTTATAAACATTTCATCTTGAGTAGCTGTATTACCTATCTCTGTTTCTGTTCCCAATAAAACTAAGTGACGGTCAGGTGTTGATACTAACATATCTCTTGAAGCTGTGGGCGCTCCACTAATAATAGTTGCTCTTGTAGACGTTGCACCTGTTGCATTTGAATCCCATTCGAATACAGCGCTGTTATGAATTAAAGCAATAATATTATCTCCTAAATTATCAATCGACCATAGTCCTGGATCTGTAACTTTATCTGTGTTAGATGAAGCTGAGCCCCATCCAGCCCAAGCTGGCCCTGAAGCGTCATAAACTTTAATACCTGTACTAAAAGCTTTCCCTGTATCTCCCGGGCACCCTGCTCCTCCAGTTCCTGTTCCCGTTCCAAGAACTCCTCTAGTAACTCCCGTAAGGTCATTACCCGAAACTCCTGTGTAAGAAATTAATTCACTAGTAGCTATTGTTCCAATTGTGTTTCCGATGTAGGCATAATTAGTTCCTGCGGTAGGAAAACCTGTAGTACTTGCTAGCGTAATACTAGTTCCACTTCCTCCGGTTCCAGCACAGTCGGCACTTAATGATCCATTTAATGTTGTTTGACTTGAAGCTAAAACGTTACCGCCCCATAAGGATATACCATAACCATAAGCTCCAATTTGTTCAGCCGGTCCTATGTGGTAGTATCTATAATAAGTAATTCCTCCAGAAGCTGTTGCACCGCTTCCTGTTTCTTTATCAGGTAATGTAATAGTAAAATTATCTGCGTCTACAACAGATGTAACCATAAATTTTTTATCACAAAAATCTGCAGCCCCATAATTAGAATTAGTTATCGCACTGAAGGTAGCTGTAGCCCCAAATAAACATATGTCACCGGCTACAAAGCCATGTGATGTAGATGTAATGGTAACTTCATAAGCATTATTAACTGTAGTAAATGCATTTGTAATAGCTGTTCCTGAGGGATTAACTAAAGGTGTAATGTCATAAAAGACACCACCTGTGTAAGCATATAAAATTCTGTTGGTTCCTATAATGGAATATTTAATAGAAGCTTTAGTAACTATGTGATGAGTTTTTCTAGCCGCACCAGTAAGTTTGTTTTCACCTAATTGTTGCCAGCCTCCTATTTTTTCAGGAGTACCATATCTAAACCTAACGTTTTCACCGCTTTGCCATTGAGCCTCTGCTCCTGTGGGTGTGACTTGTTTATTGAATCCAGGTAAAAAACCTATCTTTTGTAACATATAACCTCATTATAATACTATTTTACAAATGCTGGTAGTCCTAGCATAGGTCTACCATCAAATTTGTTTTTTTCAGCAAATGGGCCATTCACATGATTATAATGTAGAAATACTTGACCGCAAATGTTCCCGTCAAAAGGCTCTCGCCAATGTTCGAGTTCGCATCCACTATATACTAGCATATCACCAACATCAAGTAGGACTTTTGTGCCTTGAGGGGCGTTAGGTTTATGTATATTTTTATGTTCATCTATTACATTATCGGCTCCTGTACCATCTATAAATATAGGCCAGGGATCTCCGCCTAAATTAATAGTTGTTGAAATTTCACAGCTAGGTCTATCTTTATGTCTTTTTAATTCGTCCCCATGTTTATATAACCTGGCGTAGGAATAAGTAGGACATAGGTTTAGCGCGGTTTCATTTTGCATTACGGGTAATACTTTTACCAGTAAAGTCTCCATTACAGGGTCAGCGTAATGAGAATAAGTATTTGGAATTTGTTGATCTTTCCATGTACCCAGCATCCCAATGTCATAGGTGAGGTTATTTTTATACATCCAATCAACTGCATCCCGTTTAAGTAGAAAATAGTTAAAGATAAAGTTAGCTAGCTCATAGCTAACTGCTTTTTTAATTACTTGATATTTATTAAATTTTTCCATTTCTTTGATAATTCTTAGGCATTACTTCATATATAATACCATCTTCTTTTTTAATTTCTAGTCCTTCTTTACTATGAAATACATCTTCTATCTCTTTTTCTGTATGAAGAATTCTTCCATTTAAATTATTATCTTGAGGATTGTGTAATTTTATAACACAGGGAATTTTTTTAATTCCTAGTTCTTTAGCGATGACCATGCGATTATTGCCAACTGTTACTTTAAGGGTGCCGTCCTTTAATTGATTAATATACACAGGATCTCTCATACCATATTGAGTAATAGATTCTAATAAAGTATCATGGAATTTTTGTTCTATACCATTAACAAATTCTGGTCTTGTAAGATGGGTAATATCTTCTACGGGTAATTCTTTATAAACTAAACCGGTCATTGAAAACCCTCCTGTATAAAATTAAAACTTACCGATATTCTTATATCATTTGATTGATTTGGTTCAACACAATGCAATAACCATGCAGGAAATATAATAATTCTACCTGGTACGGGATCTAGGTGTACTTCTCTCCATAAATGTTTTGGTCCTGGCTCCTTTATTCTTACAGGCAGCATTAACTGTACGCCTGGTCTTGGATCATTTACAACTAATTTACCTGCTCCAGGTTGAGACCTTACATAATATACACCACTAAATAAACAATTAGGGTGTACGTGGGGTCTGTTATATCCACCAGGATAATTTATGTTTGCCCACATATTACCTAGTCTAGGTTTTCTATCTAAATGTTGATCTTCCCATACGTGCTTCATAGCTACAAAAAGTTGATCCACTAAAGGTTTATATTCTGGTTTTTGATGCATATCCGCTTGAGAATGCCATCCCTTAACATTTGTTTTTTCTACTCCTTTGTCCTGCTTAGACCATTCGAGAATATCTTGTTCTAGTTTATAATTATCTAATTTAATATCACAGCCATAAACAGTGGTGGGAAAGAAGTGTTCTTTAAAAAGCATAACTAAACCATCCTGTAATAATTGTTTTAGATTCCGTCTGACTTATTTGACCTCGATGGGTATGAGTCCAGATAGCAGGCCATATTAAAGTTAAACCTTTATTTGCTGGAGCCGTTATATTTTGATATTTAAATTCAGTTCCTCCATCTTTAACATTATTTAAGTAAGTCATAAAAACTAAGTGTCTTTTAATATTCTCCTCATGACCTGTATTTTCCCAGTGCCATTTATAATAACCTTCATTAGGTTGGTAGTGTTGTATTTTAATATTGTTTTCAATGTTAAAAGGATGTACGTTTTTTGCCTCTGTAAATGCTAGAAGATAGTTATTACAACATTGATGTAAACATTTTAAATAATCTGGAAGATGAAAATCTATTACAGGCACGGGACAAAACATCTCTGTTCCTTTTTTTACTTCTTCGTTCACCTTAGGTTTGGACCCTACTTGACTTGGATACTTTTGATCGGGATGGTCATTAAAAAATTTTATAACCTTGTCACAAACAGTTTCAGGAATATAGAACCCCTTTATAAAAGTGCTGTCATCGAATGGATGTTCGATCATCTAAAAGGTGTTCCCCCAAACCACACCACTAAAGATTGTCTCACTCCTCTAGTTACTGGTTTAACCCTATGATTAATAAAAGAAGCGAAAGCCAGCCCCTGTCCTTGTTCCATAGGTTTCGCAGTTCTCTTTCCTCCAACTTCTAATTCTCCTCCTTCAAATTCTGAGGGATGATTTAATAAAACAGTCATAGAAATTTTTCTAACCGGAGGCTCCTGGGTCATAACTAAATCGCAATCCATATGCCAATCATAGAATCCTCCTGTTGGGTATTCGGTAAACTGAGCTTGTTCGGTAATTCTAATATCTTCAAAACCAAAATGATTGCGATTTGCTCTTTGCATAAAGCTATCTAAATGTTCGTACATAGGCGTCATTTCTTTAAATGGTATCCAGCTAATAGTAGTCACCCTTTTCTTAGTATTGACACCTCCTCCAGGTTTATCCATACCAACTTGAGCTTTTTGAGGAGGTTGACGTCTACCAGATTCAATAATCTGTCTACATTGATCTGGTGTAAAAATAGGAGTAGTGGTTTCAATTATCCAGCTTTTCCATTTAGGTTCGGTTATAATTTTATTCTCATACATTAAGTTGCCCCTCTATTTTTAATAGGATCAAATAAAACATCCATGTTGGCTGCAACAGTTAATCTTTCTCCTGGTCCATTAAAAGGATAAACACAGTGTCTTATATCGTAAGGAAAAATAAACAAGTCTCCTGATTTTATATTGGCCGGTTGATAATCCATGTTTGCAAACATACCAGAAGAAGAGCCTAATATCATTAACTGGCCATTTAAGGGCTCGTGTGCGGATGAATATTCTACTCCATAACTTTGAGGTACATCTACAATAAGAACTGAAGATAGCCCTGTAAATAAATTTCCTTGATGAACATGAACAGGATTGTATTCATGTTCTCTCATTTTGTTAATCCATACAGAACATAGGGTACATGTATAATCTCTAATTTTATTCCACTTTAAATAATGGTTAAACGCCATATAATAAAAATCAATTATTTGCTTAGATAAAAAGTTATGCGGATATATCTTCTTTTCTGGAACATCTGGTCCGTCATAAAAAAAAGATTTTTCATTATTAATTTTTCCTACTAATTGAGGGTTAGCCGGAGGCATTTCATTACATTTATCTCTATATATATTTTTTAATTGGGCCATTATGTCAGCCGGTACGTTATAGCGTAAGACTGTTTGACCTAATACTACTATGCTAAAGTCCATTCTTTTCCTCATCTAACTTAACTTCGGTGTAAGTTTTAGCACCTTCTCTTATAGTTGAAACTTCCTCATTCGGTAAAATTTTTATAGGAAATTCTTTTAGACTTAATTCAACGCCAGCTAAGTATCTATTGTTTCCGTAAACCACTTTATATTTATCCCCTTCTTCAACAACTAATAATGGATTAATGATAGAACCGGTCTTCTTTATATGATCCCTTACTTTTTTGTATAGATCATTTTGTCTCTGATTTTCCGGTTGCATCTCCAGCTGTCTGTTGCGTAGAAATAGCTTCTCTCTTTTGACTTTCAAGTATACCTCTTTCTTTTTTAAGTCTTTCAATGGATTCCAATTGACCTAATACATTAAACACTTCTGGCTGACTTGAACCAGCTGTTAGGGTCTCTTTTCTATTTTGCATTATTTTATGATAAGACTCTATTTGATGTGCATTAACATTTTCTTTATCGAACGAGCCATCATCATTTTCTTTTTTAATTTTTGACCAGAGTTTAATTTCTCTCATACGATCTCTAGCAACTAACTGCATATTTGCTAGACCATAAACTTCTTCGTCTAAATCTATTTTATACTTTTCTAATTTGTATTCGTCTTTTTCTGTTTCTAATTTTTTTTCTAACCATTTAATTTTTGCTTCTTTTCTTCTACAATCAAAAGACAAAGTCATTAAATTTTCTAGATAGACATTTTGTTCTCTTACACATTGCCAATATTTAGAAGCTTTATTTGGATATTTAAAATCATTTAAAACTGAAAACCTCATTTCAGTTTCAGTTCTAAAAATTTGTTTCTTAGTCCAAGTGTCTCGAAGCTCTTCTATCATTGATTTAAATGCAGAAACATCTTGTGGGTCTAATAAGTTATTTAAAGCCGGAGCTTCTTTTTCTATAAGTGCATGTATATTTCTTTTTTCTGTCATAATAATCCTTTCATAAACTATATTATAATACTGGACTTAAAAGTCAAGTATTAAGATGATGTAATAGTAATAGTCGATGCTGCCGCTGCATTATATTCTTCCACATCATTTGATGATGTAGGGGGAGCTGCTGCAGGGTAAGCCCCTGCGAAAAAGCCTGCGCCGGCAGTTCCAGTTTGACATGTGGTTCTAAGACTAAAACCTGGTTTTGCAGGTATTGCTCCTGCAGACCAACATGTCCCATCCCATTCTTGAGCAGGAAGAGCTCCACTTGGCTGACTTGTACAACCATTTACAGCTGCTGTTGTATCTCCATACATATTACTTGAGGGAGTAGCTAAAGCTGGGTTTAATGTTGTCCATGAAGTTCCGTTAAATGATTGAGTTACCCCTGGGCCATTAGCAACTGCAAGAGCTGCTGTTTGTGTTCCCACAAATTTATTAAAATTAGCCGCTGGATTTGCTGCGCCTGCAGTCCAAGAGCTTCCATTATAAAGATTAAATGCGTTTGTTCCTGTGTTCACAACTTCACCGCCGCCAACAAAAGATGCTGTTTCCCCCGTTCCTCCGCCATCAGATCCTCTAATGTTAGTAGGATACCCAGTTTCACCTGACCAAGTGGAACCATTATATGAATTTGCAAGATTGTTAGTCCAAGGTGGACCACCACCTACAGCAATCATTGAGGCTTGAGTACCACCTCCACCCACCTGGGTGTATGATACTGGATAAGTACCGCCTACAGCCCAATTAGTCCCGTCGTATTCCATAGTCACATTGGATCTTCCCCCTGGATAGTCTCCAGTGGCTACTAATCCTGCTGTTATTGTTCCACCACCAAGTCCACCCATTGTGGCAGTTGGTAAAACATTAGCCGTACTAAATGCGGATGCTGCATAAACATATCCTTTTAAGGCTGATGTTGTTGTATTGTACCACATGTCCCCAAAAATTGGGTTACTAGGATCCGAAGATCTAATTGGTATATTGTTTCCGTGTACGTCTATATAAGTTGCCATAATTTTTTAAGTTGTTGTTATTGTTTGTGTTGTTACTGTTCCTGCACCTTCCCATTCTTCAACATTCTGACCAGGATTAGAAGGAGCAGTTCCACCTGCAACTAATGTTGAACTATTTGTGGCTGATGCCATAGTATTAGGAACACTATTTCTTCCAATATTTAAAACACCTGGGTTAGCAGACCAACAAGTTCCGTCCCAAGTTTCTGTGTTAGTATTATTACCAGGGCCACCTCCTGCGAGTAAAGCGTTTGTTGAAACACCACTACCTGCTCCATCACCTCTGTTAGTAGTTAGTGAGTTTACTGTAGTCCAAGATGAACCATTCCAAAGTTGACTTACGCCTGTAACTGGACTGGTTCCTCCAAAAAGTAAAGCTGCGTTTGGTACTACACCAGCACCATTCATGTTGGAACTTCCTGAACCCATAGCTGTGCCGGCTGACCAAGATGATCCATTCCAAAGTTGACTTACGCCTGTAACTGGACTGGTTCCTCCAAAAAGTAAAGCTGCGTTTGGTACTACACCAGCACCATTCATGTTGGAACTTCCTGAACCCATAGCTGTGCCAGCTGACCAAGATGATCCATTCCAGTCTTCGACTCTTGTTTGAGCACCACCAGTTGGTGTGCCTCCATATAAAGCACCTAAACTTGTTCCCGTTCCTAAACCAACTCTTGCGTAAGAATATGTAGAAGTAGGGTTTGAACTTGTCCAGCATGTGCCATCCCAAAGACTGGTAGAATTTGCTCCAGTAGGACCCCCATCTCCAGCAGCTACTGCCGAAGTTTGCGTTCCAAAACCATTACAATAATCCATATCTTGTACACTTGGGTTTACAGTAGTCCACGATGTTCCATTATATGATTCTGTATTTCTTGAACCTGGTCCAGGAGGAGTGTGTCCAAAAACTAAAGCTGCACTTGCAGAAGTTCCAGAAGCACCACTTGCAGTATGCACAGTACTAAGACTAGGAGCAGTTGAAAAAACTCCACTACTCAAAGCAGCTCTAATTTTAGCGGTGTTTGAAGTCGAGTTATACCAAACCTGTCCCTCTGCTACAGGGCTAGGATCAGATGAAAGGTATTGTACCTTTTGTCCGTGTATATCAAAATAAGTTGCCACTTATATTATTCCTCCAAAGTTATATCTTCTGGTCTTGTATTAGTTTCAAATCCCATAGTTGGTGCTTTTTGATCAGCAGGTAAAGCATCCCAAGCAGTTTGTTTAGCAGTAATTTCTGCATCAACGATTGCTTGTGCTTCAGCTAAAGTTTTTCTAACTCCAGCTACTCCCGCTATCCATGTATTAGCACCTTGACTATTATTAGGTACTTTCCACAAATTGCCAGGGTATGAGCTGAATCCAATGTTTCTTGAATCATTGGGTGTAATAAAGCCTTTTCCCCAATTTGTTGCTGTACAGTATTGATAGTTTGCCATAGTTTCCTCCTTAAGATGTTGTAATTGTTTGTGATTCTGAAATTCCTGCTGCCGTAAATTCTTCGGTAGCATTTAAATCGGGGTTACCCCCAAAAATTAATCCTGCGGCTGCAGTTCCACAACCTGAATTTTTTCTGTTCCCTGCTGTATTAGTTGTAATAGATGATGACCAAGAAGTTCCATCCCATGTTTCGGTTTGTTGTTTTGGTGCTGTGCCTGAGCCACCAGCCCATGCTGAATCGACTGTCCCCGCTCCGGTTCTACCAGATGCTGCGTCATTAAAAGAAGCAGGTAGAGTTGACCAAGAAGTTCCATTCCAATTTTCTTGAAAACCTGCGGTTGCACTATATGTAAAATAATTTGCTGCTGTAGGAGTGCCACATGCAAAACCACCGCTTCGCGCATTGTTTAAAGAATTAACTGCTGTCCAACATGTGCCATCATAAGATTCTGTGTTTGTATAAGTAGTACCTGCTGTCCAACTGTAACCACCTGCAGCAAACATTGATGGCTCCGTTCCCCATCCACCAGCACCATATCGAGCTTGGTTTAAAGCGTTACCAGCTGTCCATGACGCACCATTGTATTCTTCAGTGTTGCCCATGGTAGGTGAAGAAGGGGTATGATAAAAGCCCCCTGCATATACTCCTGCAGTTGTGCTTCCTTCTCTTGAAGCAAAACCACCTGTTCTAGATGTGTTTATATTTGGACTAGAGGTCCATGTAGCTCCATCGTAAGTATCGCAATCCGCAAAAGTTTGGTATCCTTGATTTTGTCTAGCTACAGAAAGTGCTGCTGTTTGTATTCCTATGCCAACTCTTTCGTCTCCAGTTTGTGGTAAATTACCACTACTTGCCCAAGCTGCTGTAGTAACAGTTTCTAGTTTAAATACACCACTGTCACTCTTATACCAAATCTCTCCTTCAATAAGTCCGGTATTTCCAGTACGCGACTGAACAGCCGCTCCTTGAATGTCTCTATACTCAGCCATTATTTAGTCTGCAACAACCAACCTTGAGTGTCGTCTACAAATACTAATGTGTTAGCTGCTCTTTCTGTAGACACAGTCAAATCTGCTGATGCCCCCTGTATTTTTTTACCATTTCTGGCAACTGTTAAATTATTTGTATCAAAGGTTCCCGCATAATCTATAAAAGAAACAAAGTCTCCAATAGAAGGGGAAGCTGGAAGAGTTAAATTAAAAGCTCCTCCGGTTGTGTTACAAAAATATCCATTACCTGCTACTGCTGGTCCTGGGTCTGCTGTAATTACTGCTTGCCATGAAGCACCACCTGTTACTTCACCCCAAGATAAAACTCCACCTGTTGTGGATTTTAAAACAAAACCACTGGTTCCAGCATAAGCTGCTGGCCAAGTTAAAATTTGATTAGAAGCAGCTCCAGCTGCTTTAAATGCAATATATTCTCCACCGGTAGTATCTAATAATCTTAATTCTTTTTGAGAACCAATACTTAAACCATTTGAATCCCAAACTAAATCTGAAGATGCTCCAAAAGCACCTGAGTTATTATATTGTACTTGTGTATCTGAACCGCCTGGGCTAGTAGATAATGCAATTTCACCTATGTCTGGATTGGTTCCATCATTTTTTGTGGCATAAAGCATTTTCCATCCTTTATCGGATGTTGACCAAGTAACAGAATCACCTGTTCCCGTAGCGTATTTAAAATTTACTGTGTAAGAACCAGTGGTACTATTTTTTACTAAGTACCAGTTTTCTATATCTAATGGAATAGTTACAGTTTTATTTCCACCAATTGCTTGAGCAGTTTCTGCACCTAAAACAATAACTCTATTACACGCAGTTCCTGTTAGTGCGCCATCATCTACATCTAAAGCTGTAGTAGTAACACCTGTTCCGGTAGCATTTAAAGTTTGAACGAGATAGCCACCAGCTAACTGTTCTAAAAGTTGTAAGTTACTATTAGTCTTTGTTCCCCAAGTACCGGCATTTTCGCCAGTTACCATTAATTCAACACCAAGTGCTGTATATGATGAAGCCATAAATTTTTTCTCCTAAGCCGCGTGCGTTACATCTGTATATGATGTATTCCCGCTCACGTCAACATCATTATAACTTGTATTTCCAGTAATATCAATATCTTGATATCCTAAAGGAGCGACATTTCCTACAGTAACAGTTGCTGATACTCCAGTCAATCCCATAACTTCTGCAGGGCTAATTGAGCCTACTGCTGAGGTCGCAGATTGACCCGCTAAAATATATTCAACTTCTGTTATTATTGATCCTACACTTGTAGTCCCTACACCCCCTGATGTCAGAAGTACAACTACCGTATCAGTTATAACAAGATCAGGTCCTACACTAGCTGTAGCAGATACTCCGCTAATTCCTACTACGTCTGCAGGTAAAATAGACCCTACTGCACTTGTGGCAACTAAAGTTGCTAAACCTTGAACATGGTCCGCACCAGCATTAATATTTAATTGACCTTCTGAAGCTGTAGCTGATACACCTGTAATTAATTGTGGAATATCTAATTGAGTTGGACAAGAAGCTGTTGCTGATACCCCTGTTAATGGTACACCTATTCCAATTACAATTGCTCCAACACTGGAAGTTGCTCCAATACCAATTAAATTTTCAATTGCTTCTTCAACACTACCCCAACCATTTTCACCCCAGTCAAGTGTACCCCAACCAGGTCTAACTTCTACTGTTGGCGCACCAACAGAAGCTGTAGCTGATATTCCAGAAAGTGTGACAGTAGGTGAATCACCGTAAGCTTGTGAGCCCCAATCAAGACGTCCCCAACCTTGTTTGATAGTTGTGGCATCGCCCCAATGAGCTTGTCCATAGGTTAATCGGCCCCATCCTGATGCAACGTCGGGCATACTAACCCTCCTATGCTATTCGAACGATAGCTGTTGTAGCTGCTGCCGCAGGGAATTGAATTGTGAAAGTTCCAGAAGAAACAGATTTGTCTCCGCCGAATGCAACAGAACAAACTGCTTTGTCAGATGCACTAGTATTATAAATTAAACATGCATTCGCTGTGAATGTTGAAGACGTCCAAGAAATGTCTCCGAAGTCACAAACTGCTGTTGATGAATCTAAAGCTGGTGTAACACTTGTTAAAGCTTTTCCTCCAGCAGTATAACCAGTTCCAGTTATTTCTTCAGAAGTACCATAAGCTGTTGTACTTGCTCCTAAAGTTGCGTCTGAATCAAATAAAGCTAGGTTAAAAGTATTCCCAGTTGAAGCTGTGAAATTGTGTGTTGCTACTAATACCTCTTGTTTGAAAGAGTTACAAATTGCTGATGTGTTAGCCATAAAATTTTCTCCTCATTATGGAGACGGTGAGTTAACTTTTATTCTAACTGTTCCGTCAGTATAATCGTCTCGTCTTCGTCTTCCAAGTTGCATTCCTGCAAACTGTTGTATAGCATTTTTATACTTTTGTTCGTA